GGTGTCGTTCTTATCCTGGCTGCGTCTTTCGCGATAGCGGATTACTACCAAGGGACCAACATCTTTGAAGGGTACGACCCTACAATGGGGAACGAGATCCGCTTCAATGCAGGCACGTACAATGTGCCTATCACGCCCGCAAATGCGATTACCCGAACTATCGCGTTCAGCGTGACGACACCTTTCACTGCGCAGATTGGGACGATTCCCAAGGGTGCAGTTGTGTCGCATGTAAGCGTAGCTATCACGACAGCATTCGATGCAGGTACGACGAACGTCTTGCTGGTAGGAACGTCAACCGATCCCGATCACTATGTCGACGCTGACGATGTTCTTGAGACACTGGTATCCGGGGTTTACGTTGGTGACAAGCCTGAGCAAGTCGTCGTCGACACGGACGTGTATCTCAAGTACACGCAGACAGGTGGAGCCGCCACGGCGGGGGTAGCGAGAGCAACCGTCTGGTACGTCCTTCCTCCGTCCTAGGATAGGTCTTCACTTTCAGCACATAGGAGGTGTTGAATGTCAAAAGGAACGGAAGAGATTAGGGTCTTGACCTCCAGCTACGTGTATCACGGGCACACCTACCAGAAAGGGGAAACGATCGACATGGATCGTCATGACATCGCCCCAGCGGTAGAGCGTGGCCAGATCAAGGTCAAGGCTGCGAAGAAGACTCTAGCAGGGACGCCCTAATGGCGGATAAGAAGAAATTAGCAAAGACGCGGAAGGGGCCTGACTCGAATAGAGCTACTGGCCCAAGTCAGAACCGCTAGGAGGATCTCATGGGCGTTGGCCCTGTCGAAACAGTACTTGTCTGGTCTACATACGAGGTGGAGCTGAAACAATACTGTCACGTTTCCAGCACTACCCACGATACTGTTCTTACACGTTTCATGAAGGCAGCAGGTCGACATGCTGATGAGTACCTCCACAATCCGTTTACCGAACAGCAGGTGAAGGTCACGCTGGCTAGTGTTCAAGCAGGGGAAACTCTGTGTATTGACGGCGCGATCTTCACCGCTGCTGCTGTTGACGATGAGACAGAACGTGAGTTCAAGGTAGGGGTATCAGATACCGAGGATGCCGTTGCCCTTCTCGCTTTAGTCAATAACGCAATCGTCGGCGGTACCTACGGGGCCATCGGCATAGAGACTGTCATTGGCACAAGTGCACTTGGGGTCGTCACTCTCAAGCATCGCTACCCCAACGAGCAGCCTATCACAGCAACGAGCAGCGAGGAGGATCAACTACGTGTTTCTCTTACGCGAGTTGCCCTAGATATCCCTGATGAAGTGCTTGTGTGGTGTTGGCAATTCGTCGCCTGGAAATTCGAGAACAGAGACGGACGGAAATCAGAGCGTGCCGAGATGGGAATCACCTCAGTCAACTGGGGAGATGGCCCGGACGAAACGCTACTTGAGCCTTACGTCGGGCACCTCTTGGAGATCGTCTAATGCGATGGGAGAAAGTCAAGATCATGGCAGACAGCACAGGCGGAACGATGGGCGACGTGGGGCCAAACCCTACGATGGCCACAACGGGAACCTTCTGGGCTGTTGTCACCATGCTCACGGCCGAACTGAAAGCAGCGAACAAGGTTGACCTTAGCGATGTGGCATACCGGGTTAGGTTCAGGGATACACCGTCGATCAAGACAAGGAATTACCAGCTAGTGCTTGTTGATCGTTCGAATGAGATCCTTGTCCCTATCAGCCCAGCAGTGAATCCGGATGGCTATTTAAGAGACACGACCGTGATCGCGAAAGATACGAGGAAGGTGGAAGCAGCGTGAGTGATCGAGGAGGCGCAACCTTCAAGACTAACGTTCCTACTGTCCTGAGTACGTTCAACAAGATGGGCAAGAAGAAGGCGTCTGCCGTGGCGATCATCGCACGGAATGTCATCGTCGAGTCTTTCTCAGGTCCTCGTACTGGAATCTGGTATGCGAAGCGATTCACCAAGACGGCCTCTTACAGAGCCTCAGCACCCAATGAACGCCCAGCCAAGCCAACAGGTGTATTAGCAGGGGCGGTGCAGTTCGCTACCCGCTCAGAGCGTGAATCATTCTCCGCGTGGATAGGTATCCCCGCTCGATCGAAAGGTGGCGTAAAGCTCGGCTATGGGATCGCTCTTGAATTAAAACCTGGAGCTGGCCGGAGACCGTGGCTTGTACCTGGAATGAAGGACGCGAAACCGGCAATCCTTCGCGAGCTTTCTGAGAGGTGGTTTTAGTGGCAGCAGTAGAAGTGAGCCAGGCTTTTATCTCTGCTACAAAGTCGAAGCTGGCATCTGACACTGACCTACAGACGCTTGTCTCTCTGTCGGCTACCTTGCTCTCAAAACGGATCCACTACATCGAGGCGTTCGCAGATCCAGGGGAGGACGAAGAGCCGAAGGAATTCTTTATCGCTCACGAGGTTGACCTCGATTACGATACGTGGCCGAATCTCTCCGGGCGATACATTCAAACGATCAACGACTACGCGGATAATGCAGGGCTGCTTTTGCAGGTAGTGAAGAGACTCAAAGAGCTATTTATTGAGGCGCGATTGAGCCCTCCGGATGGCGAGTTCTCAGCGTGTAGGATATGGCCGCTTGGCTCAGGGCCTATACCTAAGAGTCAAGCGGATGGATCTATTAGCGACCCGCTGCGCTGGCAACATTCGATCATCTGGCAGGTGTCTCTGTTCGCAAAAGGCGAAGTACAAGCAGTGCTAGAGAGGTGATAAATCTTGGCACTACAAACAGGAATTACCGCTGATACCGGCGATCGGTATGAGACGGGTGCGGGGAAATCCTTCTTCGACTTTGAAGACGGTGCAGGGGGAGGGTCGGAAAGAACTCTCGGTGCAACCCGTGGAGGTTCAATTTTTGAGGCTCTTCCCGACTTCAAGATAATCGAGGCTGACGGATCATACGGGCCGGTCGTAGGACTGCGCAGGATCTCAGGTCTAGTCACACGCCTGACGGTCAACCTTCTTGAGATGATGACGGTTGACAACATCCTGGCAGCTATCGCAGGAACAGCCTCGGCCGACACTTCGTACACGTGGGTTCATGGCGAGTACCTGGGAACCGGCTTGGAGCTGGACGGCGCGATTGCGCCAGGCGGTGCGATAACCATCGACGCGGATACGCTGGAGATCTACTACACGGATGTTGGTTTGGGAATCCCCACTCTTGCCGTGTTGAACACAAACTACAGCGTTGGTGCAGTCACTCAGGTGGTCACGCGGGTAGGTGCGGTTATCGCTGATACAGATCTCGTGACGGCAACGTATCGGTATGATTCGTCTGCTACTGGCGACAACTTCGATATCATCACACTTGCCCATCTCGACGCGAGTGACTATCACGACGTCGCTTTAGCTACTGAGGTATCGAATCTAACTCTCACGAACCCCGCTTTCTTCATCGTCAAGAATGGGCTGTCAGTTGGAGGACTGACGCTCACCACTGCTCCACGAGATGAAGCAATTAACCAGCTTGTATTTGAGGGACACTATGCTGCAGCTTCGTTGGCTCTAGCGAACGCCCCGTTTGAAATTTGGATGCCTGCTACCTAGTTTTCAGGGTAGCGGCGAAAGGAGGTGCTCTTCCATGTCTGAGGAGATCCTGAGGGAGAGACCAACGATTACCATTGAAGAGACTAGGTACACGATTCGCAAGCCTGGGTTACGTGACTGCTTCACAGTTCCTCGAATCCTGGCAGCGATTCAGATTCACGCAGGGCACAACGTCGAGGACTTCTACGAGCCCGTTGCTGTGTTAGGCGAAGACGGCAAGGCTGTTCTTGACAGTAAAGGCGAGCCGGAGATTGACCACAAGATCAATGTCGTTGCGATGTTGTTCTCTCTTGCTTCCGGTATCCCCGAAGCTGAGGATGCTGTCACCGGATGGCTCGCCTCGATGCTAATTAAGCCGGATGGTCAAGCCCTGACGGTTGAGGAAGCACAAGACCCGTATATCCTGCCATTGATAGATCTGCCTTTAGTGGTAGAGAAGCTAGCAGGGATCAATGACTTCCCAGTTTTTTTCAAGCGATCCGTCCACGCGAGCAAAGCGGTGGTCAGTCTTTGGCGGAACAACTCTGGGAAATCCAAAGACCAACCGGGTGGACGGACGAACAAACCTGCGCAATCCCATATGCCAGGCTCAGGGAAATCTCAGAAGCCGAATCAAAGCGAGCCTACCGACAAGAGCGACAGCAGTTAGAGGCAGCGGCATATACCGCTTTCCTTCTTGGTGCAGGCAAAGGGTTGACGTGGGGTGCTTTCTTGCAGAAGCACGGACTAGGTGAGAAGTCGGTTGAAGTCGTGCCGGTTGCTCAGGATGACGTAGAGAGGCTCAAGGCAGAGGCAGAGCGAATCGCGGACAAAGCGATCGCCGGATACCTCGCAGCGAAGAAGCAGCAGAAGGCACGACTTGAGATGAGAGAATACGTAGAGACGAAGAAGCGAAAAGGGAACGAACCGGAGGAACTACGTGAACGTCTTCGAGCTATTCGCAAAAGTCTCGGTGAACAAAAGTCAGGCAGTCAATGACATCCGAGCTATTGAGACAGCAGGGAAAAAGACATCCGTTAGCATGGGTGCCAATTTCCAGAAGCTTGGAGATAACGTAGGGAAGTGGATCAAGCGCGGGGCTGTGGTAGCAGCAGGCGCGGTTGCGGCTCTCGGAGCAACGTCACTCAAGAACTTTGCCAAGATGGATACGGGTATGAGGGAAGTCTTCACTCTCATGCCTGGGCTGTCCGAGAAAGCCAAAGAGCAGATGACCGCCGATGTCAAGGAGATCTCTCGGGCAATCGGTGTGCTCCCGAATGAAACCATACCAGCACTCTATCAAGCCATCTCAGCCGGTGTACCTCCGGATAACGTCTTTGACTTCATGGAGATTGCGGGGAAGGCGGCGAAGGCTGGAGTAACCGACCTTGAGACTTCAGTCGATGCTCTGTCGTCCGTGGTCAATGCCTACGGTGCCGAGGTCCTCTCTGCGACTGAAGCATCTGACATTATGTTCACGGCGGTACGGCTGGGTAAGACGACCTTTGCGCAACTCTCAAGATACCTCTTCCAGGTGACGCCGGTCGCAGCGGCAACAGGCGTGAGCTTCCAGCAAGTAGCGGCGGCTATGGCCGAGATCACAGCGAAGGGTGTGCCTACTCGTGTCGCAGCAACGCAGCTCAGACAGATGCTTGTCGAGCTGTCGAGGTCAGGTGGCGAGCTTGCCGAGATCTTCGAGGAGCTGTCCGGACAGACGTTCCAAGACTTCATGGACGAAGGGAACGATCTCTCAGACGTTCTTGAACTGCTGCAGGAATATACTGACGCAAACAGCATATCCCTGATGGACATGTTCTCGTCCGTCGAAGGTGGAATGGCAGCACTCAACCTCGGAGGATCGAACCTCGATTCCTTCCGGGTAAAGCTCGGGGAGATGTCCGAGACGGCAGAAGCAACTGAGATTGCTTTCGCGGAGATGACTGCCGGGATCCAGTTCCGGCTTGACCAACTCGCAGCGTGGTGGCAAACGGTACAGATCAACATCGGTGAAGAGTTGCAGGGTGGGCTCTCTCAATTTCTTGGATGGTTGGAAGCGAATCAAGCTAGGATCGAGACGGGGCTTATCAAGATGTTCAAGGGATTACTCGATGGGCTTCAGTGGCTCATTACCAACCGATCCGCCATCAAGAAGGTCCTTGCTGTAGTCGCTCTGGGACTGATCGCCATCTACGCGATCACGAATCCAGTTGCAGCCGCGATCGCTTTGCTCGTTGTTGGGATCTCCGCTCTCATTCTCAAGCACGAGCAAGCAAAGGCTGCTGCTGAGGCACACAGAAAAGCAATGGCAGAGATAGAACAGATGACAACTGACTATGCCGAAGCGAGTGAGGGAGCAGCCCTAGCACTAGCTGAACTCAGAGAACAAACCAAATTGCTACGCGAGGAGCAAGAAGCAACGGTAGCTGGCCCCTCGGCAACTCTTGGAGATGTCTTCAAGGTTGGATGGGATGAGGCTCTCAAACTGACAGATGCGTTGATGGATCTCACTGACCAACTAAACGAGCTAGAAAAACAAGGCAAGCTATCACGCGGTGAAGTGAATGCGATTGCTGACGACCTTGAGAATGCGTACCGAATCGCTTTGCAATCACCAACGCTCGAAGAAGCGATTGCTGTCTTCAACGACCTCGCGGGGCAAGTGATCGCAGCTTATGGTGAGGATATTCCTGAAGCACTCAAATTGACCGTAGCAGAGATCGATAAAATAGCTGCCTCTGACGGTGCAACATCACTGTTTGACTTGATGATAGCTAAGGCGGGAGAGGGTGTCGCCGCTTTCGATGCGTTCAAGCAGGCGCTGGAGCAATGGAGAGATGCTCAGAGGACTTCATTCGCCTCTGTTGAAAAAGCGTTCCTAGACATAGAAGGTCCTATCACGTCTGTAGCTAGCAAGATTCGTGAGGCTTATCGAGGATTCACGGAAGACCTTCCTGAAGCAGAGGCAACGCTTATATCCCTAGCCGAGGTAACTGGAGATCTGACAACAGAGCAAGAAGCGATGAGGGATTCAGCTATCGAGGTCCGTGACAGCGTGACCGGCTCATGGGCTGCGCTGGCTTCCGGGGTTGCTTCATCGATGAATTCTTTCCTCAACTCAGTCTCAGCAATGGTGAGGTCGAATCGAGATCTGAAGAAGAGCCATACGGAAACGCTCTCAGGCATCACGGCAGATCACAAGGCTACTTACGCTGATCTGTCACAGCAACGGCTAACCGATCTCGCTGACCTCAATAAGAGTCTCTCCGCTGGGACAATGACGCGGGATGAGTACGCAGCAGAGAAGCTCAGGATTCAACAGCAGTACAACACAGACGTAGGTATCCTCGATCAAGTACGGCTTGACGCGATCGCTGCAGAAAACAAAGCCTATGAGGATTCCAAGCAAACAATCTGGGAAATCCTGAAAGAGATGGGTAGGAACCTCATGACTGCTGTCCGTAATGAACTAACACTTCAAGGGGCAAAGTACGCGGTACTCGCTGCTGTTGCGTTGATCAATCCTCTAACGTGGGCGGCTGCGGGAGTTTACACGCTGCAATCCTTGGCGGCTTTCGCTGGAGCTGCCACCCTTGCGATCGCGGGCTTCGCCAAAGGTGGGATTGCAACATCCCCGACTTATGGTGTGGTCGGTGAAGCCGGTGTCTCTGAAGGCGTCATTCCGTTGACTCCCAGATATCTCTCAGCTATCGGCCGAGCGATCGCCTCAGCATCCGGGTTCTCTCGTGAGCCTCTTGGTGCAACGGGTATCCCTGGCTTGGCTGGAGGATCAAGTGTGCAGCTTAGTGACACTACTTATCCTCAGATGGGCGGTGTGAGCGGCTCAGGCGGTGGTGTATCCCCGAGCATGGGCGATACCCACATACAGATCATCATAGAGAATCCGACCATCAGAGACGACAGTGACATCGATAAGCTGGTCGAAGGCATAGAGGATAGCTTTGAACAAACCCGCCGTGGTCTTGGCTGGGCAGGAGCAACCTAATGAACGCGACAACGACTTTCTATCTCGGAGGATCGAGCAACGCAGCTCTAGGTTTTCAGGTAATCAAGCAACGCAAGAGGTCAATCCTTCCTAGAACGTGGGATGTGACCGAGCGCATAGCGGAGAAGCACGGCAAGTTTGATTACGGTGCAAAGCTACGTGAGCGAATCTTCGAGTTTGACTGCTGTGCGGTTGACTGTAGCACCCCCGAGGAGGTAGCAGAGTTCAGGCAAACGCTGGCTGCGTTCCTCGTTGATATGAACGGAGATCCTGACGATCTCGCTTTCTACTTTGCGGATGAGACGGATAGGACCTACACGGTTAGATACTCAGGGAAAATGGAGATGTCCCGCGAGGCGGGGAACACGCTCGGTTACTTCAGATTGGTCCTTGTCGCGTTCGATCCTTTCGGATATGCGACAGCAGAAACGGAAGTCAGTGAGAACGTCACGGGATCACCCGAAGTAGTTGATCTCTCGAACGTTGGGACTATCTCAACACCCGTGCAGATTACCTTGACGAATAACGGAATAGCAGCTATTACAAATCCCACCTTGACCTTCATGATCGAGGTACCATAAGGAGTTGAACAATCATGGCAGGCAGTTTTTGTACGGTAGAAGCAAATGCGATCTTGACTGCGAAGTTTAAGACCGCAACGAATTACGGGGCACTCTTCACTGTGTCACCGGCAGACGCAGGGACAGTTACGAATGAAGTGGCGAACGCGGCAGCCTACGCGAGAACAGTCACGGCGTTTGTGTCTGACGCAACGGCGAGAGCAATCGCCAACACATCAGATCTGACGTTCCCAGCAGCAAGTGGTGGCGACTGGGGTACTGTTACTCACCTTGCTTTCGCTCTATCAGCTACGTGGCAGGCAGCACTGTTCGCGTGGGGACCGCTCACAACGTCGAAGCTCATCGAAGACGGCGACCAGATCAAGTTTGTCACCGGCAATATCACGATCACGTTTGCTGCTGGCACTGAATAAGGAGATCCGATGATCGATACACAGGGCAAGGTAGTTCATCGGATCGTAGAGGCTTCGGCGCATCTGATTATTGGTGCTGGTATCCAAGCGAAAGCGAACACCGTTGCTGGTGCAGCGGTCAACATGGACCTCACCGTAGATCAGTACGCCACGCCGAAAGAACTAGAGGGATTGACAATCATCGTCACTGGGGAGAACGCAGGGGAATTCATATCTCGAATCGCTCAGGCGATGAAGGCGATCAACGACCCTGACATCGACCCAGAAGAACGACAGGTGTTAATCGAGGCTATCAAAGCGTTCACGAAGAAGGAGCCGGAGGGGGGGGGCGAATAGCCCCTCCGTCCTTATCTAAGGGAGAGACATGCCCTATATGAGCACGCGTAGGAGGATGACATGCGAGTAATCAGAGCGACAAAGGATAGCGAGCTGACTCCAGAACAATTAACTGCGAGAGAATCGAAACGTAGGGCGCATGAGATTGACGCCCAAATTGTAAACGCTATCGAGAAAAGCAATCCCGTAGAGCTTCTATTGACACACCCTGCTGGCCTGATGGGCAAGGGATCGTGCGGACATCTCCATGCCGATAAGGCAACTGAAGAGACGTTCATTCGGAATCGCTATGGATTGTTGAAGGCGAAGTACGAAGCTGGGACAGAGCTGGAAGGCGTCGATCTTGTTCTAGCAAAAGAGGTCGCCGCTGGAAGCATGGTCGGCGTTCCGCGATTTGACCGGCTGACAGCTATACGCGAAAGAGGATTGCAGGCGAAGCGTGGAGACATAGACATTGGCCCATTCCCAAGGGCAAGGTCTATTAAGGATCTGTCTGAGCACGAGTACCAGGATTGGGCTGTTTCTGACGGCGTGATGGTTGAGTTGTCGCAAGAAGAAGTCATAGCCGAGCATGAGCAGAATGTGATTAGCGTGATGAGCAGTATTAACGAAGAAAGAGTTGTCCTCGGATTAAAGCTGTTGAAAGTGGTGAAGGGATAGAATGCCCGCAGCGTTTGTTCGTGCAACTCCATCAGTTTGTACGCCGGGATCGTCTGGAAGCTATGTTGATGTTGACCTGGATAGTTACGGACTTGAAACATCTGCAGTTGGCGCATGGATTCATATTGAAGCCACCAACTTATTAAGCTCTAAATTGTATGACATTCGATGCAACGGATCTACGGATACTGCGGGCTATCAACTCCTGGCGAAAGGCTCTCACTGCCTTGTATACAAGGGCGTTGACGCAAACGGAATTGTCGAGATCAAATTACAGGTTGCAGCAGATGCTGATGTTACAATGCTTGGCTCCTTGATGAGTCCTGTTGTTATGTTTACAAACATGAAGGATTACTCGACGTCGACAACCGACTTTTATGTTGACACCGATGTTTCGTCCGATTGCCCTGATGCAAAAATGTGCCTTCTGTCTTTGTTGAGAGCTCCCACTGGGATCTCTAAATTGTTTGTTAGAAAGAACGGATCTTCTGATGATCGGTACGCCACAGCGGATATTGTATACAGCGGGTCAAGAGGGCACATTGTCGGCTTGGATGCGGCACAGATATTTGAGCAAAAAATTGAGTCAACATACTGCGATTGCTATGTATCAGGGTATTATGCTGGCTCTGCTGTAACGATGCACACCAACGCTACTGATCGATCCCTCGGGAGTACAGGCTCTTGGATAGACTTAACTGCGTTACCCTCGGGTGCATTAAGTGGCTTCTACTCACAAAATTCGATCTCAGGTGCTCTGCGCGCTGCGATAAGGAAAAATGGTGAGGCTGACGACCCTTATGGTTTTAATATAAACTCAGCTTCTTGGATGTCATGGATTGTCGAATGTGATGGCGATCGCCTGGTCGAAGGTAAGATCGCGAGTACTTATATTGATTTCTACGAGCTTGGGTATGCGGAGTTGGAGCCCGAGACGCTTAGGCCGAATGCGGCTGGAGATGAGACAGCAATCACCACTCAATCCCCAGCCTCGACAGCGCACTGGGATAAGGTAGATGAAGCAGTCGCTGATGATTTCACCACCTATTTAGGAAGTGTGACGGGCAGTTATCAAAGAGACCTATACAATCTACCTGCATCATCAGGAAGCGGGACGATAAATAAGATAACAGTCTTCTTTCGCTGTTATCTTTCCGCCTCTTATGCTAAAGCATCTATCAAGGCTGGGTCTACTGTCAGCGACGGTGCTGAGAAGTCAACTTTTGCTTGGAATACTCACTCGGAGGAATGGGCGTTGAACCCCGATGATTCTGAGGCTTGGGCTTGGGCTGATATAGATGCTCTGCAAATAGGAGTAAGTCTTAAGGGGTTTCCAGATGATGATAACGCATATTGCACCCAAGTCTACGTCGAGGTGGATTACACGGAAATCGATGCACCCACCGTCACCACACAGGCAGTGGATACCCTTGTCCCAGGCGGCGGCACGCTCAACGGCAACATCACCGACGACGGCGGCGGGTCGATCACACAGCATGGCTTCTGCTGGAAGGCTGGCTCTGATCCTGTCAACATCGCTGGGGCTGATGGCTCTTCTGAACTTGGTGTAGGTACAGAGGGCGCATTCGATCAAGCGAAGGCCGGGCTCACGGAAGCGACTGCCTTCTACGTGCGCTCCTATGCGACGAACTCTGAGGGCACAAGCTACGGCGCGGCGGTTAGTTTCACGACAGGGCAAACTCATTCAGGGGTAGTGGCTATCACCCCTGCGGTGGGTGTCGAGTCGGTTGGCAACTACATCTGCATAGCTGCGTGCCCTGTTTCTCCTGCGGTAGGAGTTGAGTCAATAGGTAACTACATTTGCATAGCTGCGTGCCCTGTTTCTCCTGCGGTAGGAGTTGAGTCAATAGGTAACTACATTTGCATAGCTGCGTGCCCTGTTTCTCCTGCGGTAGGTGTTGCGGCAAAAGGGAACTACATCTGCATAGCTGCCTGCCCAGTTGGTCCTGCGGTGGATATCGCGGCAGTAGGGAACTACATCTGCATAGCTGCTTGTCCGATTACTCCTACTGTGGGTCTAGCAATCGAAGGGAACAGGGTTGCTCTTGGAGCGTGCCCGATTGATCCTGCTGTAGGGATAGCAATCGAAGGGAACAGGATTGCGGGGGGCGCGTGTCTAATTGCTCCTGCGGTAGGTGTCGCGGCAGTAGGCAACTACATCTGCATAGCTGCGTGCCCGATTACGCCTACTGTAGGTCTAGCGATCGAAGGGAACAGGATTGCTCTTGGAGTGTGCCCGATTGATCCTGCTGTAGGGATAGCAATCGAAGGGAATAGGATTGCTGATGGAGCTTGTCCGGTTGGTCCTGCAGTCGGTCTGTCGATTGAAGGAAATAGGATTGCCGTTGGAGCGTGTCCAATTGCTCCTGCGGTAGGTGTCGAGGTAGTAGGGAACTACA